TTAACCTGTCTTAAGTTTATTTAAAGCATCTTGTGCGGCAAGTTGTTCTCCTTGCTTCTTAGTTGTTCCGGTTCCAATTCCAAGATGTGTTCCTCTTCCATCAATTGCTGCCATCATATATCCATTATTTGATGATAGCATGACATAGGTTGGTGTATAATGAAATTTAGTCTGGCAAAACTTTTGTAGTTGGTCTTTGAAGTTCGTATCATTGCGTAGAATGCCCGGGATGTCAATGTGTGTCTCAATAAGAGAAACTACAAAAGCATAAATGATTTGAAAGTCATACCCACAATCAGTCCACAATGCACCAATAAATGCCTCTAAGATGTCACCAAGCTTTTTGACATTATATCGGCCATTACACGCATCTTCATTGTGTTTGGAAATAATGTAAAATTCATTAAGGCGAATTTTCTTAGTCAATTCACCTAGCATATTGTTGCATACAATCTCTTTACGCAAGTTGGTGAGGAATCCCTCTTGCTGTGTAGGAAACCGGATTGAAAGGTATGTAGCAGTAGCAGCTCCCAGAATTGAATCTCCAAGATGTTCAAGACGTTCATATGATTCTGGAAATAACTCAAGACAGTCCGTGGGTCTTTCTGCTAGCTGGGCCGTATCTCCTTGTGGAGTTGTATATTCTGCTCTTTTCACATATGATGAGTGTACCATCGCATTCTGAAAGATAGTCAAGTTTTTTACAGTATATTCACACTCATGCTTATGCAAAATCGAATGTATATCCTTCTGGGTAAACATACGATTCCGAGGGTTGTAAGGATTGTATACTGGGACTTCCATTGCTTTTGTAGTTATCTCGAAGCATATAGCTAAGTCCGTTTTCGTGACCGTTGGTTCTCGACCAGAGGGAGAAGGGAACCAGTTTTCGTGACTAAAAATGCCTTTCGGCTATATTACTCCTGCTCACCGCCGCCAACACGCTCGATGTCGAACGTGTTCTTGAGGAGTGTAGGAGTGTGTGCATTGTGGATGTACGCGTAGCATACTTCACCGGCCTGCTGGCCTAGGTGCAGATGTAGGTACTCGCGGAGCTTGGTCTTGGAAAGAGACCAAGATGCGTTCCACGTCTGTGGCTTTTTGATGCGAATCTTTGAGCCGTCATGGCTCACTGCCAACTCGCTGACAGACGCAAATGCGGGCTGCCGTACGATTTGGATGATGCGGTCTGCCACTGCACTGCGCTCGTCGCGCAGGCGGTATACCTCTGTGTTGAGGTTGCGGAGCCGGTCATCGACCCGCGTATACTGCATCACTTCCTCGCGGAGGTTGGCGACATCTTCCCGGTTAGGTTGAGCCATCTTTTTATAGATTACTGACCACCAAAGAAAAAATCCGTTTTTAAGCGGATACTCGAGTGGGCCACAACTTTATCCGCCAAATAACTAATCTCCGACGGAGCTTTCCTTTTCAGTAGAGTTACCAATTCACACTGAAAGAACCTTGAAGCGCTTCTTATTAATTATTTTGACAGAACCGTTACAGTCCTACGAGCCGTTTTCCTGTAAGAATAGAATCCGTTTTAAATACAAATGTTCGGAGAAGATGAAATTAAACACCTAAGAACGGTCTATAATTCTGAACACTCAAAGGAGGCTCCTATCCCGGATGGAACAGCAGAAGAAATCTGGAAACGTTTGCAAGACAGATTTCATTCCAAATGTATTTCTGGTCGTACAGAATGCATCATTTCCCACATGCTAAATCGTCCAAAGGCTCCGGATGCATGGATTACAAATCCTACTGATTGGTTGTCTTCTATAGACATTGAACGAGCAGAGAAAGCATACGAAAAACTATTCAAGAACTATGTATTCTTGGGGTGTCTTCCTATCGACTTTGACTTAAAGTCTAAAACAGGACAATGTCTAGTTGATGCCTTGTGTTCGATTGATATCAAAAGTCTATACCGCAAAGGAAAATCTCAAATTGGTATTGTATTCAACACAGATGTCCATACTGGTCCGGGACAGCATTGGATAGCCTTATTCTGCGATATCAGACCAGAACTCGAGCAACCGCGCATAACATACTTTGATTCATATTCCCGGAAACCAGAGAAATCTATTCAGAAGTTGATGAAGAGATGGAAGGATTCATGGGAGACAACTAATGTTCACGACAAGCCCATGTTGACAACATACAATAAGACCCGGCACCAGTTCAAGGATTCAGAATGTGGAATTTATTCACTATACTTTCACTACTCCTGCTTGAATGAGATTCCTATGGACCATAAAATCCCAGACGATGTCATCCATGTATTTCGTAGACTTCTTTTTAAAGAGGATGACATCCCGGACGATAATAACATGAATGTATTCCGTAGGCTTCTTTTTAAAAAGGATAAATAATAAGATGGAAGGTATTCTAACATATTTCAGAGAGAACACCGGAATGATTCTAATTATGGCCGTGGGACTGATTGTTATCTTTGCTTGTGCCGGAGCTATATGGGCAGCTGTTCGTGGAAACCCGGCATCTGTCATGATAATTGGTAAGAATAATCACAGCGCATATGGACGTGTTATGAACTTAGCTCCTCTCGGAGCATCAAAGGATAATACACGTCTATGTGATTACTATATTGCATCTTCAGCCTATTCAGTATTTCCTGGAGCAGCTTCTAGCGATTACATTTCAGACCAAATGATTCCTCTGGTTATTAAAGATGGTGCTCGTTTAATCGAACTAGATGTTTATGCGGGCGATAACGATATCCCGGTAGTTGGCTTAAAGAACGAAGCACTCGGATACGATTACGCATACAACTCAGTAACATTTGATGCATGTTGTGTAGCAATAGCTAATTCTGCTTTTAACCCAACTGAAAGCAAGGTATCTAGTGACCCATTCGTTCTGAGTTTAGTGTTTCATACCGATAAAAGAAATGTCATTGATGCAGCTGCTGAAATCCTGAAGAATACTTGCAGACGTTATATGCTTGGTCTTGAATATTCGTACAACAACAAGAATGTTGCTCAGGAACCTATCATTAACCTAATGGGTAAGCTAATTATTGTATCCGGGGCTAGTGTGAAGGGAACAAATATGGAGGAACTTGTAAATCTATCGTGGGCAACATCTAATTTGCGTAGATTGACCTATATGCAAGCTTCGCAACCCTATGACCATGATGAACTCATCAACTCTAATCGCACAAATATTACCATGGTTGTGCCTAGTGCAATTCCAGATTTGAAGAACAATAATCCGACCATCTTATTCAGCTATGGATGTCAGTGGAATCTAATGAACTATGGCTCAATAGATGCTATGCAAGAGATATATATTGGCAAGTTTCAAGACGCAAGTTTGGTCATGAAGCCTGAAGAGTTACGATACAAGCCGGTTGAAGCAAAGACACCTGTCTTGCCCGACCCTGCTACACATTCATTCCAGCCTATGGCTCATACTTCTCCAATTTATGATTCCAACCCGGCTACTGGGGATAAGTCAATCGTTATTTAAGAAAAAGCTTAGCCTGTTCTCTATACCATTTCTTTTGTGATTGAGTTTTGGCTTTACTCAGCGACTGATTAAAATAGTTCCTGCTCATATAAGAATTGAATTGTTTTTCTTCGTCTGGTGTCCATGTAGAAGGATGTTTTGCATTGATAATCTTAAATCTGTCTTTTTCTTCCGGAGTAATTTTTTTACGAATAGTTTTCTTCCTCCCCATTATTATCTTCTGCGTTATTTAATAAAATGCCAAACAAGTGGTTAGCTCACATCAAGAAGACAATGCGAAAGATGAAGGCCACGGGCAAGTATGTTGCTGGTAAGGGTCTTGGCCAAGTTATTAAGGCTGCCAAGCTCACATGGCACAAGGCTAAGAAGGGTGGTGGTAGTTGTGATGGCATGAGTGGTGGTGGGGATTCTGATGAGGAGAAGCCGGCAGCTGTCGCAACAACTGGTGCTGAGGTAGAGCCCGCTGCGCCCGCAGCTGATGCTATGGGAGGCAAGCGTCGTCGCAAGACTCGTCGTCGTCGCGCCAGCCGTCGCCGTTAGAAAAAATGAGTATAACTAACATATAAAGACAAATGGGTGGCGGTTTACTTCAACTCGTTGCTTATGGCGCTCAGGATGCATATATTTCAGGGAACCCGCAGATTACCTTTTGGAAGGGACTTTTCAAGCGCCACACAAACTTTGCTATGGAGCCATTCCGTATCAACTTTTCTGGCCAAGTCCAGTGGGGTACTAAGCAGACAGCCCTCATAGGACGTCATGCGGACCTTCTGTACTCAACGTATGTCGAGGTCACGCTGCCACAGACTTTAGTAGATGGTAGAACTCAATTTGAATGGAATAACGAAGCCAATGCCCTTGGCTACAACTTAATCAAGCATGTTGAGATTGATATTGGTGGTCAGGTTGTTGACCGCATGTACTCCGAGTTCATGTTCCTGTGGGGTAACCTTTCACAAGATTTTACTCAAGCTATGAAGCTTTCTAGTCTTCTGTCTGGGCCATGCCTTGATACCGGAGCATCCTTCCTTACATACGGAACTGCATGTGCTCCTGATGGTCGCCAGCAGAAGATGAACGTCCTGTACATTCCTCTTCCCTTCTTCTTTACTCGTAACCCCGGAGCTGCTCTTCCTCTGATTGCACTTCAGTACCATGAGGTAAAGATTAACGTTCTCTGGAATGAGACACAGTTCATTGCTGGAAACTTTAACCAGGCTGGCGTAGTACCTCCTGCTATTCAAGCGGCTCTGTACATTGACTACATCTACCTGGACACCGAGGAACGTCGTCGTATGGCACAGGCCAGCCACGAATACCTCATTGAGCAGACACAGTTCAACGAAGATAAGGGAATTCGCGGAGCCAACAGCCGCATTGACCTGACTTTTAACCACCCGGTAAAGGAGCTCATCTGGGTTGTTCAGCCTACTGCTTACACTGATTGCCGCCTTGCAGCTGCAATTGAGCGGCCGTATACATATGTGGAGAATAAGGCAAATGACACTACTAGTACACTAACAGCTAATAGCACTGCCCCCGCTGGTTTTACTTCAGCTGCAACATTTACCTTTACATTTACCACATCTGGCGGTTTGACTGCTAGTAAGGTAACTTCCGGAGCAGGCTATAGCGTGGGAGATATTCTAACATTCAACCAGTCACAATTTAGTGGCTATGCAGCTGGAAACATTGAGATTGAAGTTCTTACAGTTGGTCTTCCAAATGGAAACATTCTTACATTTAGCATTAGGTCAGGAAGTCAGAGATACGTGGCTGAAACTCGTCTAAAGCCATTCACATATGACATTGACCCAGTGTTCGACCAGCTGATTCAGATTAACGGTCAGGACCGTCTAGACCGTCGTTATGGAGACTACTTCAGCAAGGTACAGCCTTACCAGCACCACAGTGGAGCTCTTGGTGGGGGCGTCACCACCAGCAGCGGCGGCTACGGCGGCGGGGGTGGTGCCTACATGTACTCATTCGCTCTTCGCCCGGAGGAGCACCAGCCTTCTGGTACTTGCAACTTCTCTCGCATTGACACAGCTACTATTGTAATGAACATGGCTGGTCTAACCGCATCAACACCCGGTGGAGACTTTGATTTCAATGAGACGGATAAGACCAACGATGTATACAACGACTGGAACGTCCGCGTATATGCAACCAACTACAACGTTCTACGTGTCATGTCCGGCATGGGCGGCCTCGCGTACAGTAACTAGAG